GGGGGTATATCGAGCGGACCCAGTACACGGTAAGGCTCCCCGCCGTAACGGCCTCCTGGAGCCTCCCAGACGGGTCTAATGGGTCATCGGCGGCCCTACTCTCGGCAGGTGCCCCCATCGCCTCCCTCGCCCAAGGGAAGAAAATCGTCGCCGGCGGGAAGACGGTCCGCATCACGACCCAGACTTACAAGCCCGCGTCGGCTTGGATCACGCTCGTCGTTATCGACGACAACCAATAAGGCCGTGGTTACGGTCACTCTTGTCCCCGCTAGTCTTGCGGCCTTTGAGGCAGCCATCAACAGGTTCGCCCAAGCCTCTAAGCAAACCCTCCGCGACGCTACCCTCGAGCAAGCGGCCTTAGCCTGTCAGGACGCCGCAACCTTTACCCCTCCGCTACTTAAGAACGGTGGCGGGGGCTTAACATACGGCGCTAAACGGTCGGGCGACCGTGCCATTGAACGAGACGTTTATAAAGTGTTTGAGCCTTTAACGGCTGGGAGTGCTTCAACCCAAGCAACCAGGGTAATCAAGCGCCTAGGCTCTTTAGCCCTTAACAATAACCAAGGGCTGTTCTGGAAGGTTGCTTCAACTCAGTCCTCTGTCCTTTCTGCCAACGCCTTTGTGGGCCGTATGCTATCGACCCAATACAAGGGCTTCGGGACGGACCAAGGTTTTAAACGGGCCAAGAACTACTTTAACCGCATCGGCACACGGGTGTCTGCTAACGCTTTAAACGCTTCTGGCGCTCCGATTGAAAGTTCTTCGGCCCTGGACGCAGTCTATCGGCCTATCTATGAGCGCAATAATGGCCGACTTTGGCAGAACGGTGTAAACGTCAGCGGGGTAAAATATTACGATAAGAGAGTGGTTCAACGCAAGGGCGACCTAACAACCTACATCGAGAAACGCCAGGACAGCGTCGGCGCCATCAAGTCGGGCTGGTACAAGGCCCTGCTATCCCTCCCCCGCCCGGTCATCAACGGGGTCGAGAAGAACGCTGGCGCCAAACTCCGAGGGGCGGGTTGGATTACTAGTCACAGTTCTGTTCTTGGCGTAAGCCAAACCAACTTCACAGATAAGAACGCCAGCGTGACCATCCGTAATCTTAACGGGAACGCCAATGGTATTGCCGACCAAGCGGGCGTTCTAGGACTAGTCTACGGCAACCGCGTTAAGCAGATGCCCGCCAAAATCCAAATCCTAGTCCAGAACGACATTAACACCTTTAACCGCAAATAACCTCTATGGGAACCGCCTCTATCCGTCACATCGTCGAGTCTACGCTCGCGACCTACCTCTCGACCCAGACCGGGCTGACGACCATTGCCTTCCTCACGGGAGACAGCGCCGCGACCCAGACGCTGCCCAAGGCCGTCGTCCTCTGCGACTCTGCCCGACCCCCCTCCAGCCTCCCTGATGGCGAAGGAAATTACGATTGCTCGGTCCGCATCACCCTGTTCTCGAACGCCGACGACACGACCCTCGCCGATCACCGGGCACGGTGTGCCGCCCTAGTCGGGAATATGCGTGACCTTGCCAGCATTAAGGCGGCCTTTGTCTCGGGCGGGGACGCGACTTGCTACGACGTGGGCATCATGTCGGAGGACGAAGGGGTGGACGAACGCAGCTGGGCGACCTCCTTCGGCTTTAGCGTTATGACCTGTCTCGCCCCGTAACGTTTCCAACCCCTGCAAAAGTAACTATGGCCGCCGTATCTACAGGAACTACTTGCCTCTTCGGTGTCGCGGGTACTGTCACCAACCTTTTCGTGCAGTCCTACACGGTTAACTCTACGTTCAACCTGTCGGGCACGGTGGTTGACGAGGCTGGCTTGACCAAGACGGCCCGCTACAACGACCGCAAGACCGAGATTACCGTGGACGGGATTTGCAAGACTTCGGTGATGCCCGTACTCGGGGATGATTTAATCTTCACGCTTAACACCGCATCCGCCTATCCCAACACGGTTACTGCTACGGTATCTTTCGAGGGAACGGTAACGGCTGTTTCGGAAAAGGGTTCAAACAAGGACTTCGTCTCGGTCTCTGTCACCGCAGTTTGCTACGAAGGCATTGACGTTACTCCTCCTGCCTAATTGACCCAGCCCCCAGTAGGGGCATAGTCACGGCGTGGACCATCGCTTCCTGAACGCCTTCATCGACCCGGCTCCCTTCAAGTTGCTGGGTCGTTCGCTTTATCCGTGGTGCCTAAAGTACCGCGTCCGACTGATGGCATTCAAGTCACCGCTAATCATGGGCGACCGCGGCATCACCCCCGCAGACCTTATCTTTGCCTGTCAGGTGTGCGCCGAGGAACAACTGGGTGACATTGGCTGGAGAGATAAGATACGAGTTATTACCCTTAACCGCAACCCCGCTAAGTTTGAGGCCCTACTCAAGGCCTTCTCGGGCTATGCCCTTATCCACGACTGGCCCAAGTTCTGGGAGCAGGACGGCAAAAAGACCGGGGGCGACAACGGTTGCCCTTGGCCCCTGGCTATCGTCGCCAACCTGATTGCCTCGGGCATAGAGGAGAAGCGCGCGTGGGAGATGCCGGAGTGTCAAGCCGTCTGGCTTCACGCTGTCTTCTCTATGCGTAAAGGGGCCGAGTTGAAGATAATGACCCCCGAGGAGGAGGCCTTTATGGCGGCAGAGGAGGCCGCGGCTGCTTCCACTTCGGCAAAGGTGAAGACCGACTAACATGGCTCAATCACTAGAAGTAAACATCAAGACGACCTCGGACGTTCCACAGGCTATGGACAAAGCCAAGTCTGCCGTCGGCAGTTTTGGCTCTCAGATTGAAGGCATTAATAAAAAGTTTAGTACTGCCTTTAAGGATATTGCTTTAGGCTTTATCGCACCTGTGATTATTCTTCAGCAAGTCATTTCAAGCATTACTTCTCTTATTCAAAACGCCAAGCAACTTGCCGCTGATGGGGTAAACATCATTGCAAAAGGTGACACTCAATTCTCAAACAGAGAGGAAGCCAAAATGGCTCAGTTCTTAAAAGTAAAACAAGCACTTGAAGAGGAAGCTATAGCAGTTGATAAAGGCCGTAGAAAAATCACTTTGGACTTCATAAACAAAACGCCAGAAGGTCAAGAACTGCTACGTCAAGAACGCGCTAAACTAGAGGGATACGAAGACGTGCTTGAGCCTGGAGTGATGGCAAGCATTCCTCAGTTTCAGAAGATTGCCTTAGATGCGTTCCTAAACTCTGACGAAGGCAAAAAGTTCAAACCAATCTTTGAAGATAAAAAGCCTGCTAACGATGCTGGTTCAATGCTCGGCTCAGGCGTGATCGGCGTCGGCGCCTCTCCGCAGATTGCCTTGGCTATGGAGGCCAACACTAAGCTCGACAGCATCGACTCTAAACTCGGCGAACTCGTCAACGCGGGCATCGACAAAGACCCGACCAAACCCCTTAACCGCAAGTTCCCTCTCTACTCACCGGGTATGTCCCGCTAATTTATGACAATCGTTAAAACAGGCAACAACCTTACCAACGCCCTGCAACAGCCAGGAGCAGTCGTCGCGAATGACGGCTACGGCCTGCTGACCTCGACAGTCACTTGGGTTGGTGACGACAACGGAACTCCTATCCTCAAGGGCTCAGCTCACCCAGAGTTTGACTTTATGAAGGCTTGGAAGATTGCTCGCGAGTACAGGGCCGCCGAGTATGTCGGGCACAAGGTCGAGTATGTCGGCATCTGCACGGAAGCGGACGGGGAAGCAGAGTCCCCTGGTCTATGGACTGAAGCGACCAACACTATCGCCAACATCAGCGGGGCCGCGTCCCTTGCGTCAGAAGGTATCACCTCGCACCCTAACTTCTTTGACGGCACTACACCATTTGGATTAGATCCTGAAGACTTTATGATTGCCGGACACGGCACGGGCACGGGTTCGGCCCCTGTCTATCCATTGTCTACCTTAGTTAAAGATGAGTATGTCGGGATGAAAGGCGCACACTTCGAGAAGATTGGCACGACCTATCGGTTCACAGGCTTCAAAGACCCTAACGTACTTTACCGCGGTTACTACGGAAAGTCCAACTACCTCGCCCCGACCACCGGCCTATCGGGTATCATCTACACAAGCAGCGATGCGGTCGTTCAGAAGTTCATCGAGAACGTCGGGCACAGTTCATTACTAAACGGCTGGGCGGCTGGTCCTTTATTGGTCCCGACCTTCATGGGCGAAGACGACTGGGAAGGCCCGAACGGCGCTCAACTCCTTTTGTCGGGCGTTAACTTCGAGCAGTATGGGCACATCTACAAATGCTCCTACCAAATCCGTATTAACAAAGAAGGCTGGCCTCAAGCCGTCTACCCTCTATTCGTCTAACATGGGCTATATCCAACCGGGCACGGGCTACAACTTCGTCAACTCGGAGGACGGGGCGTCGCTTGAAATCCTATACCCCCCGTTAGATCCAAAAGAACTTTCTGAAACGCTCCTTCAGCAGTTCCAGATTGTAGTTCAAGGAGACCAATTAAAGGTCGTCAACGGCACAGCCTTGTGGGCTCCGCATTGGTTTAACGATGATGACCGCCCAAACCAATCGCTGTGCGCCAACCAGTCTATCGTGAATACCTACACTCTTTACACAGGAAGCACCGTGGTGGTCGGTACTGACTCCTCGTCTCCCTTCATGTCTGAGGGTGGCTACGTTACCCTATCCGTATAACCTATGGGAACCATCAATAAGAGCGGTCAGGCCAGCATCCGAAACGGCAAGTTAGGCACGACCACTAATTACTCGTTAGGTTCTACCGGCACGACTAGTTACAGCCTTAACGCGGGCGGCGGCCTAGTAACCACACAATGGCTAATTGCTTCCATACCTTTTACCCAGACGCTTATCCCGGGGGACACGATTGCCCACAGTTGGCAGTTAGGTTCTACTGGAACGACTGAGTACAATATGGGTGCGGGTGGCTCTAAGACTCTCAAGTATACCTTAGACCCGGGCGGTAACATCACCGAGTCAAACGGTCGGTTATCTGGCAAGACAGGCACCGCGTCCTATACCCTGGGCACGGGTTCGCAGTCCAACGTCACGGCCACGCTGGGCAAGGGCTCAACCCAGAGCTACACGGTGGGCACTGGTGGCAGCGCAACCATTACGATGGAAATCGCTGGGGTGCCTACGACCATTACCCTCGGCCCTGGAGACTCCTCTACGACCACAATCGATGAAGGCGCTACGGCTGTCCTAGAGTCCGAGTCTGTTTACGACCCAGACGCCCCTCCAGAGGAGTCGATGGAATATGACGTTGGGGACGATGGCAGCACCGATAACACCTTTGGCGGCACCGTCTGGGATGTCTGGCTGTTTCAGCCTTACTTGGTTAACACCTTACCCGA